TCTTCCTGAGTGTTGCCTTATACCAGAATACACAATCCTGTATCCTGTTAGATTTCACGGTATTGTCTAACACGAGGCACTCGTAATTTTCTGTGCACGCGTCCATAACCTTACAGAACATATCAAAAGAGGGGAAGATACCAAAGAAGGACTTGTACAACTTTTCTCTATTTTGAATGATGTTTTCCCTGAGGATGAAGACATAGTCTACATTGGCGCGAAGTGCTGGTGGGAGGTCCATCACGTACTGCATCGTCAACATGAAGAATATCTTCCAGTGGCGTCCATTCATAAAACACTGGCGGATACAGGTATCCTTTAGAAATTTGGAGTCATACATACAGTCATCTAGGAGCATGAAGGCTCCGCAGTTTTGTTTACCAGCACCCACCAATTTTCTCTGCCTCGCCATGACCCTCTCTATAGCATCTCTATCATAATCACCGTACACGAAGAGATCTGGAATGAATTCGGAGTAAAAGTGGTTACCCTCCTCCGTCCCCGAGAGGACAATCCCCGCTGGAAGGTGTTTTTTATGGTACATGATATCTTTTACTAAGGTTGATTTACCTGTATTCCGCTTACCTATGAACACACAAACCCGATCGTCAGTTATACTTTCAGGTTTGAATTTCTTCAATTGAAGGTTCATTCTAATGTAGTGTCTCGTTTTATTTCACAAAATTTTACTCATATAGAGTAGGAATGTCTGGTCGACTGAGACTTGCCGCCACTGGAGTCCAGGACCAATGGCTCACAGGTGAACCACAATTTTCATACTTCCTGATGAATTTCAAGAGGCACACTAAGTTTTCAATTGACATTTTAGAAAATCAATTCGATGGTGATATCCAATTTGGAAGTACTGTGGAGTGTAGAATACCCGTGGATAAGGGGGATCTCATTCGCAATATGACCCTAAAGATAAACCTGACTGATCCAGTTCCTGATATTCCCGGACTCAACGATACAGTTTGGTGTCCATCTGTGATTACACATCTCATTGAATATGCGGAACTCTTGATTGGGGGTCAGCCAATTGAGAGACTTACGGGTGAATATATATACATACACCAACAACTCAATAATACCAGTGATGATATCGCTCAGACTCTATATTTTCTAAATGGTCATGGAAACATATTGAGTTACCAAGGGGGGTACACCTACTTTTTGGATCTCCCATTTTACTTTTACAGAAATCCAACCCTGGCTATACCTGCATGTGCTCTAACTAAACAGATTGTTGAGGTGAGAATCAAAATACGGCCGATTGGGGAAATGATTTACGGTGGTAAGGGATTGTATGGACCATCATACGACGATGACATATCGGGACAGATTACGAAGATGTCTATAGACACTGATTATGTGTATCTATCTGAGGAGGAGCGAGGATTTCTCATGTCGAGACCAATTGATTATGTTATTACCCAACTTCAGTTATCTCAATTTAAAATGAAACTTGGGGATAATAAAAAGTCTGTGATGTTAAACTTTCAACACCCAGTCAAGGAATTATACTTTGTTTCACAATCGGAAGAATCTGTTCAAAATAATTACCCAAATGAATACAACACCATAACAAATGTGAAACTTCAATTCAACAATGAAACAGTTTTCAATAGGAATACAAAGTTTTTGGGTTATGAGCAACCCCTAAAGCATCACCTTAACTCCCCACAGATAGATATAATTGCCCTGAGTTCCCCCTTTAGTAACAGTGTGTACCACTTTGGACCAGCTTCATTTGGAATGTATTCATTTTCACTTAAACCGGAGGTACACTATCCAACTGGGCAGGTCAACATGAGTCGTATTACCCACAAGATGTTGACAATGGAAATAGATCCCATAAATACTATAGATGACAATAATACCCGTATATATGCAGTTAATTACAATGTTCTGAGGTTTGAAAGTGGTTTAGCTGGATTAAAATTTTAGGTAGATATAGTAGTAATGGCTGGTCGTGTCCAACTTTTGGCTTCTGGACCCCAAGAGCAGTTCTTCACAGACAATCCAGACTACAGTCATTTTTTGGAAAGTTTCAAGAAGCATTCAAACTTTTCCCAACAGTACGTGGATTTAGATCCAGAGAATCAGGTTGATTTTGGTAAGACTGTGAGGTTCAAAATTTCTCAAAACCAAGGTGACCTGTTGAAGACTGTGAGTTTGAAATGTAAACTCCCAAACCTCGACAACATTATGAGATACATCGAATCTGTCGGTCACGCTCTCATTGAGTATGTAGACCTCATCATAGGTGGGAAAATTGTTCAACGTCTCACGAGTGATTATCTTCAAATTTATTCGGAGCACTACGTCACCCAAACGAAGCAGGACGCATTGGAACAATTGATTGGTAAATACCCACTAAGGACTTCTTCAGTCGCCGTATCCAATCCGGGGATCATCACCCATAATGGACTTGGTAGCAAAGTTGAGGACTTTTTCATCGACATACCCTTTTACTTTTACAAACACCCAGAACTTGCTGTACCCCTGTGTGCAATCACCAAACAGGAGGTTGAGGTGGAATTCAAATTGAGGAATGTCCAAGATTTGGTGGTAAGGGGGGGTACTGGGGACTATCAAACTTTACAGGAGGACGTTAAAATCCTAGAATTTCAATTATGTGCAGAGGTTGTTCACCTGGATTGTGTAGAAAGGTTTAAAATTCAGGGAACGAGGAGGGACTATCTCATCACCCAAATTCAACAAGATATATTTGAGATGGGGGTGGGTGTAAATACGAGTAGGTTCAAGTTGGATTTTGTAAATCCGGTGAAGGAGTTGTATTTTGTGATCCAACGTCGGGGCACCAGGGGTGATGGTGTGAGTGCTGGTAATTTTGTGACACCTTTCGACTATGACAACACCTCTGTTTCACAGGATGGTAAGTATATACTGTATGAAAACTTGGATTACCTGACACTCAGTTTGGATGGTCAGGACATCATTACTAAGGACACCGGGAATGTGATTTTCCTAAAGGCTATCCAGGCTGCTATCCACCATTCGAAGACCCAACTTATCAGGCGATTCTATTCCTACAGTTTCGCACTTCAGCCAGAAGAATGGTATCCAACGGGGCAGGTAAATTTCAGTCTCGTAAAAGAGCAAATTGTAAACCTAAGTCTGACATCGTGCCCCGATTTTAGCAGACAATTTCGTGTCTACGCCGAGAGCTATAACGTTCTTAGAGTACACGAGGGAATTGCACAAACTCTTTTTGATACTAAACACTAAATATGAACATGCAAACTGGATTCGGTGACGCGGGGGATACCCAAGCAACCAACTACATGAACACGATGATTGACATCATGATGCCTGTTATGGAGAAAAGTATGATTTTGGCCGCTGAATATTGTAAGGCTTGTGGAAGAGATGTAATTCTTCCAGAAGACATGGAATATGCATCCAAATACTGTGCTATGAATACAGTTGGCCAGACGATTGGCTCCATTTTCCCAGAGGTGTACGACGATGAGGAATCGGAGGATGAAGACGAAATTGAAGAAGTTGCAGAAGACGAATGCCCGACCTTTGTTAGGTACTCGGGGAGTGACCCCAAATTTATCCAGATGAATGAAGCCTATGACCGTTGGCACAGCTGGGAACCCCAGAGTCCGGCAGAACAGATGTTAAAAAATGCTCTTAATAGTAATGAGCACATGGGAGCCTGATTCTTGGACATTTTTGGGTGACAAACTACAATCTTGTGATCTGGAGACGAGCTCTAGTGAATCTTCGGATGATGAACCGATTTTTACAAAAACAAAAACACTCAGGAAAACGAAGTACAAAAAATTGGAAAAGGAGGACTTACTCCCAGAATAATTTTCCTCAACTATAGTATAAAACTTACACAATGGCTGGCGTTATCGATACCGCTATGGACACTGTCACCCTCGTCGCGGCTGAGCTTGAGACTCAGTCCCTCAACTCCGTGGTCGCGGGTTTCTCCTTCGCCGCGGCGATGTCCTGGATGGACTTCGTTCGGTGGGTCATTACCCAGGTCGTAAAGGTCCCCAAGAACGGTGGTTCCCAGTACGCCCTCACCGCCCTCTTCACCACTCTCCTTTCGGTGATTGTTTACAAGGTTGTCTCTATGGTTTCGACCCGTGTCTCGAAGCCAGCGCAGCCAGTCTTCGCGGTCACCCGCTAATTGGGCTTTCGTTTCATCAGGGTAAGTACGAGGGTACCTACCAGGACGATAATCAGAATATAAATATACTCTTTCCATTCATAAGCAGTCTCAAGTGTGGGAACGCTTATGTGTGTTTCCGCCTCAGGTACAGGCACCTTAGCAGTACCTTCTAATTTATCGGTAGAACATGTAATGTTAAATTTCATAATATGATCTTGATTCCTAAAATCGTAGGGAATGAGACGTCCGTGACTCATGTAGAAAAATTCAACTTTAACATCTCGAACAATCTTTTGTGCTCCGGTGTGAAACCTATGTACGATAGAGTCATCACCACCATTTATATTTATAAAATCCGAACCATCCAGGAGCATATGCCCAGTGTAGAATGGAGTTGAAGAGTAAACAGTTTTAGTGAATTCATCCGAACCCGAGGTGAGTTTCAGAATGATAGAGTTTGGTCCACTGATGTTCACAGAACCAGTGGTGAGAGATGCACCGATACTGGAGTGATTATTAGAACTCAAGCCCAACACCTGGTGGGGTGTTGTCGTGGGAGACGTGTTACTAGAATATCCATTTATTCCATCATAAAATTCAAATGTAAAAGTGTTGGATGTCCCTACATTTGAAAATGTAAGGGCATTTGTATCTGTATCGAATACAACACTACTTATATTGGAGTCTGGTGGTGCGAGGAGTGTTTCAAGATCTGATGCCAATTCAGTGCCATTGGTGTAATTGGTTTCCCCCAATGAAAAAACATTTCCATTTACACCGAAGGTTTTGTTTGTACCACACGTTATCAATTGGGGGGTGGCGATGCGCGCAGATACGAGGGAAATCTCAGAAACATCGTATATGGGGTTTTTGAGATGAATCACGTAGCTATTAGCATTTGGATACACACTCGTATCTCTCTCACTACTATCTATATCTAAGGTATGGACCTTCATTAAAATTACAGTATATAATTTTAATGATTGTTTTTTTCAGTAAGCATTTAAATTAATAGGAAAGAGAATGGGCTAAGGGGTTGTTCTGAAGCTGCCTCTTCGCAATGTCTAGGGATGCTGTATTGGGATTCGCGTTACCCTTGTACGAGTTGAACTGATGGAAGGGCTTCTGTTGGTATGTTTGGGTCCACCCACCATTCGCAGCGTTCATACGACCATCCACCCGAGATGTATCACTGCGAACCGCTGTGAGACGTCCACCCTGCTTGAGAGCACTCTCACGGACGTTCATGCGACCGGCGTTACCCATACGGTTGGCCTTACCGCGTCGGTCTTCTGGACGGAAACCATACTTCATGAGTTCCTCGTTTGATCGCGCCGACGCAACCTTAGCCGCAGCTGTGTTGGTGTAAGCACCTCTAAAGTTGGAAATACCTGGGGCTGGTTGATTATTGTACATATACTGTTCATCGTTGCGGTCACCCCTGAAGCGGGTTGGGTCCTGGGACATAGTTTGGGCTGGGACGAAGCGTTTAGCACCATTGAAGCCTAGCCCATCTGTACGGAGACCAGTTTCGGAACGGTTTGTGGTTCTCTTGGTCTTTTCATGTTCGTTTCTTGGAACGACACCCGACATACCTTGGGCACGTCCGGGCATCGTGGGTAAACGGCTTGGAAGGTGAGCGGTGGTCTCTGGTTTGTTGTGGGTCAGCTGACCAACGACCGCCGAGCGTCCACCAGTGGTATCCGCGGCTGGACCTGCACGACCGGGTAAAGTTGTAAGTCTGTACTCACCCACATTTACAGGGTTCACCCTGAACATTTGTTGGTATCCACCTGTCGCTGGGACATTTGCGTCAACACCTAGACCGGGACCAACAAGTTGCTTCTCCACGGGGGAAAGGTTGTTCATTCGCCCTTGGTCATACATACGATTCCTCATGTTGAGGATTTCCTGACCACCAGTCCGTTGTTGCATTGATATATCTGCGAATGAGTCCATTTCCCTCTTATGGGGAATACCTGTTCGGGTCAAAAAATCATTCTCCTTAAATTCTACATTTATTTCTGGTTCAGGGACAATTTCTGTTTCAGCCTTCGCCTGTGGGGCTTCAGACTTGGGACTTTTACTCAAGTTCCTACCAGCATATACAAGACCTGCTACGGCCAAGAGCGATATGGGATCAGCCATTCTTACTTCTTGTTAATATTTTTATTAACGTACCTTTGCTGAAAGAGACCATTTTGGACATCAGCTCGGGTACTCGATGGTTCGTAACTCATTGTTCGGAGTGGCACCTTACACTCCATGTTGTTCAGTGGGAAGAGGTTACGTTCATAAGTTTGAACAATAGTTTTATTAAAACGGGATGTGCTTTGGGGACGAAGTTGATCACTCGTATCTATGTACTGCGCTGGAGAACCCTTACCCGCCCTGTATGGAGCTGTACCATACAACATTGTATTGGGTCGACCCCCATCACCATTTAGGGTGCTGGGCTGAGGATACACAAAAACCTCGTCGGTCGCCTTCACTGGGGCGATGGCACCGGTATTTTGAACTATGGAAAGACCAGGTTGGAGCTGATACGCCATTTATTATTACACAAGAATATTAATCTAACTAGTAGGTTCCACCCCTGGGACCCCTGATGTCCCCATCAGGACCAATCCCCGCA